CCAAATTAAGAACTTAATTGCATCAATAAAGCAATTTGGATTTACTCAGCCAATTGTTTGTGATGAAGAAAAAACTATTCTTTCTGGTCATGGTAGATACGAAGCTGCAAAACAAATGCAGATCGAAGCAGTACCAGTTCGTATTGTAGAAAATTTAACTGATGCACAGAAAAAAGCATATATTATTGCTGATAATAAAATTGCAGAACAATCTGAATGGGATGAGAACAAACTGTTAGAAGAACTTGGCAATATATCAGACCTTGATGAAATTAATTCTGATATAAAAGACCTTTTAGATTTTGATACGTTTTCGTTTTATTCAGTAAGAAATATGTCAATTAAAAATTTAAAGCCACATCCAAAGAACTACAAAGCACATCCAGCAGACCAACTTGAACATTTAAAACAATCAATAACTGATAACGGAATTTATAGGAATGTAATTGTTGCAAGGGATAATACAATACTTGCTGGACATGGAGTAGTTAAAGCAGCACAAGCTTTGGGATTAACTTCAGTACCTGTGTTGAAATTAGATTTAGAATCAGATAGTATTGAGGCTGTTAAGTTACTTACAGCCGATAATGAAGTTTCACATTTAGGTGAAGTGGATGATCGTGCTTTATCCAATATTCTTAAAGAGATCATGGAAAATAGTGATCTCTTAGGTACCGGCTATGATGAAATGATGCTTCAGAACTTGTTGTATGTAACAAGACCAGCATCAGAAATTAAAACTACAGACCATGCTGCTGAATGGATGGGTATGCCTGACTATGAAATATCAGAAGAGGCCAAAAAGTTAATTGTTAACTTTGAAACTTATGAGGATAAAAAAGTATTTTGCGAACAAAATAACTTTTTATTTAATGAGAAAGGAACTGAATCTATTTGGTTTCCAGAAAAAGAAAGAAGAGATATAACATCTGTTGGATTTGAGGTAGAAGATGAAGAAGCCTAATTATCCTGTTTATGTAATATCTAAGGGTAGATATGACTCCTGTTTAACAGCAAACTTTTTATTAAAAGACAAAGTAGACTTTAAACTTGTTATTGAACCTCAAGAATATGATAAATATGTAAAACACTACGACCCATCAATAATAATAACTACACCTTTTAAAAATCTAGGTTTAGGTTCTATTCCTGTTCGTAACTTTGTTTGGGAACACAGCAAAGACTTAGGCTTTAAAAGACATTGGATAATGGATGACAACATTCGTTCTATTCACCGAAAGTATAAAAATACAAGAATTAGATGTAATGGCAATATTGGTTTACGTTGTTGTGAAGATTTTACTGATAGATATACAAACATAGCCATATCAGGATTAAATTACGTTTCGTTTGCAATAAAAAGAACACAGCCACCATTTCAGCTTAATGCTCATGTATATTCCACTTTGTTAATTGATAACTCATTAGATATAAGATGGCGTGGTAGATATAACGAAGATACTGATTTATGTTTACAAGCATTATCTTTAGGTTATTGCACTGTCAATTTAAATGCTTTTTTAATAGAAAAAATGCACACAATGACTATGAAAGGAGGTAATACTGACCAACTGTATAAAGGTGATGGTCGTCTAACAATGGCAAGAAGTCTAGAAAAAATGTGGCCAAAGGTTGTAGAAACTACAAGAAAATTTCAAAGACCACAGCATCATATCCAAAATAATTGGCAAAAATTTGACACACAATTAATAAGAAGAAAAGATATAGATTGGGAAAAATTACAAAAAACAGATAATTATGGATTACGATTAGTTCAATTAAATGAACCTAAAAGTGGTTCAAAAGAGTTAAAAAAATTATTTGATAATTAAATGTCAAAGAGATCAACAAAAAAAGAAGTTGAATGGCGAGTAAGAAAAGTTGCTGCTTTAAAGGCTAGAAATACTACACGTTCTGAAATTGTTGCTTATGGGGTAAGAGAATGGGGGGTAAAACCTAGAGCAGTTGATAAGTATATAAGTGCTGCAAACGAAGTATTGACAACAGATTGGGATATTGACAGGAGACAAATGACCGCTGATGTTTTGTCGCAATTAAGTACATTGGCACAAGATGCTCGTAGAAACAACCAACCTCATGTAGCTTTAGGGTGTATAAATACAATGGCAAAAATAGCTGATTTAGTATGAGTATTCTTGATTCTCAACAAGGAAGCATTCTTGAACAATCAATTGGTTCCAGTATCAGTTGTGATGAAATATTAGTTAAAATTAAATCTGACTTACATCCGGGTCAACTTGCTTTTGTTAATGACCAAGATACACAAATTATTGGATTGTCTGCTGGTTATGGTGCTGGTAAAACTAGAAGTCTGTGTGCTAAAGCTGTACAGTTAGCAATAAATAATCAAGGCTATACAGGTGCAGTTATGGAACCTACTGCACCATTAATAAGAGACATTTGGCAAAACGATTTTGAAACTTTTTTAGAAAATTATAATATTCCATATACTCAGAGACAATCTCCACTGCCTGAATACATTTTGCATTTACCTGAAGGTGACTCAAGAATCTTATGTAGAAGTTTCGAGAATTGGTCTAGAATTATTGGACTTAACCTTGCTTGGGTATTAGCAGATGAAATTGATACTGTTGCTCCATCTATTGCTGACAGGGCTTTCCCAAGAATACTTGCAAGATTACGTTCTGGAAATCAAAGACAGTTTGGTGTTGCATCAACTCCCGAAGGTTTCAGATGGATGTGGAATACTTTTGGCAGTAACGAGGCACAAAAGAAAACAGATCGTAAATTAATTAAGATGCGGACATATGATAATCCACATCTGCCACAAGACTTTATTACAAGATTAGAAGAGAATTATGAAAAAGGGTTACTGCAAGCATATTTAAACGGAGAGTTTTGTAATATAACAACAGGACAGGTTTATGACCGCTTCAACCGAATTGTCCATGTCACTGATACGTTGCCAGACATAACTAACGAACCACTCAGAATCGGACTTGATTTTAATATTGGAAATATGAACGCAGTTATTGGTATTGCTATTGGTGACAAATTACTCGTGGTCGATGAAATAAAAGAATCACATGACACCGACTCAATTGCTCAAGAAATTAAAAGACGCTATCCAGAACAAAAAATCTATGTCTATCCTGATGCGTCAGGAGGAAACAGAAGCACAAACGCTTCGAAAACCGACATCCAAATACTAGAAAGTTATGGATTTATGAATCAATCGCCAGCAGCAAATCCACCTGTTAGGGATAGAGTTAATTCAGTACAAAGACTACTTGAGAATGGAAAAGGTCAAGTTAGACTACAAATTCATTCAAGTGCAACTAAATTAATTGAGTGTCTTGAACTTCAAAGTTATACTGAAAAGGGTGAACCTGATAAAGATGCTGGTTACGATCACATGAATGATGCTCTAGGTTACATTACTTGGCGTCTGTTTAATCCATTACATATGGGTGCTGGTCGTAAGACAGGAATTAGGCTTTATTAAGATTATTTATTACACTAAAGAAAACATTGGAGCAAAATGTACTCAGGTTATAACTATTACAACAGAGAGACAAACTCACAAGGTAAAGAAATAAATGACCCGAATGCAATTTGGTTCCAACAAGAGCCTCATTGGATGCTGATAGAGGATTTACTTGGTGGCACATATCAGATGAGGAAAAGACATAGACGATATTTACCACAAGAACCAAGAGAATTAGATGAATCATATGACAACAGACTTGCTAGGTCTGTTTGTCCACCCTTTTATTTGCGTTTAGAAAGAATGTTGGCTGGTATGTTAACAAGAAAGCCTGTCAGATTAAATGATACAGCAGACCCAATTCGTGAGCATTTATTTGATGTTGACTTACAGGGTAATGATTTAAATGTTTGGACTTATGAGACTACAAGAAAGATGGTTAGGTATGGTCATGTTGGAGTATTAGTAGATGCACCGACAACTGGGCAAAGTGGCAGACCATATTGGGTTACTTATACCCCAAGAGATATTTTAGGTTTTAGAACTGAGATGATAGAAGGTGAAGTAAAACTTACACAATTACGTTTACAGGAAAAAGTATCAATTCCTGATGGTTTATATGGTGAAAAGATAATTGACCAAATAAGGTTATTGACCAGAGGTGGTTTTGAAATACATCAAAAAGGTAAGAATAATTTATTTACAAAAGTAGATGAAGGAACTACAAGTTTAAATGAAATACCTTTTTCTATTGCATATGCAAACAGACTTAATTTACTAGAATCCAGACCACCAATGTCTGATATTGCAGAATTAAATTTAAAAGCATATCAAATACAATCTGATTTAGATAATCAGTTACACATTTCTGCTGTACCAATGTTGGCATTTTATGGCTTTCCACAAAGTTCAGAAGAGGTAACTGCTGGTCCGGGAGAAGCAATAGCCTTTCCTGCAGAAGGAAGAGCAGAATATATTGAGCCTGCTGGAAGAAGTTATGATGCTCAGTTTAAAAGATTAGACGTTTTATCTAGTCAAATTAATGAATTAGGTTTATCTGCTGTGTTAGGTCAAAAATTATCTGCTGAAACAGCAGAAGCAAAACGAATAGATAGATCGCAGGGTGATTCGACAATGATGGTTGTAGCACAACAGATGCAAGACATGATTGATAATTGTTTATCCTTTCATGGACAATATATAAATGCTGAAGCTGGTAGTTGTTTTGTAAATAGAGACTTCTTATCACAAAGATTAGAGCCACAAGAAATACAGGCATTATTACAGCTTTATACATCTGGTTCGATTACACAAGAAACACTACTAAAACAGTTACATGAAGGAGAGGTATTGGGAGATGAATTTGATGTAGAAGAAGAAATTGAATCTACACAAAATGGTGGTCTTATTGAAATGGCACAACCAAAAGAAGTAAGTAAAGAATCAGAGCCAGAAGAACAAGATGCAACATAATCAATGTCAGTTCCAGAAAGTTTTTACAGACAATCTATTGATTTAAATAGATATAGTAATCGTGTTGCTAGAGAAATAGTAACTAACTACAATAATGTAATTTTAGATTTAACTAATAAACTTGCGACCATTGATGAAGTTACTGCACCAGCAACAGTTGCTCGTATAAGATCAATGTTGGTTCAGTTAAAGGAAAGTCTCGAAGGTTGGTCTGTAGAAGGAACTGCATACATGACAGATCAATTACAAAGTCTTGCTGTATTTCAGACAGACTTTGTTGCAAATGAATTACAAAAAGTTTTACCTGTAGGTGCAGCAAACGTTAATACAGTTCAAGTGTCAGGTGATTTCGCCAGAAGTCTTGTTTACACAGACCCAACTAGAATTAATGTTTTTACATTACCAAGTTTAGAATCACAAGTTCGAAGAACATTTAGTTTAACAGCAGCAAAAGGTGCAGCAATAACATTACCAAGTGGAGAGGTGGTCGAAAAAGCATTTCGTGGTATTGCAACTGCACAGGCTGAATTTATATCAAGAGAAATAAGAGTAGGAATGACAGAAGGAGAATCAATTGCAAACATAGCAAAAAGATCC